TCGATATTTAAAATCGATGAAAAGTTGCTCTTCATCACAAGTCCTTCATTCACGTGTACTAACTTAAATAATATCCCAGTGATTCTACCTCTCACATACTGCACTTCTGTTTGAAAACTAATCCCATAGGTCTTTGAAACAAGTTCAAAGAGTTTTGAGATACTTTCTATCTTGTCTGCTTCAAAGCTTAAGGATCCATAAACACTGGCATCTTTTTGTACGGTTAAATAGTCTAAGTTTTGCATGGAGTCAGCATTCACTTTAAAATGTGCATGAATGACTTGATACAAGTAATCTATTAAATCACCGGTAAAACTAGAAACAGGTATATCCAAATTAAAAATCTCTCTAAAATCGAGAGCTTTAATGATCGTTGAATGATCGTCTTTTTGTTCGATACTTTCTAAGATACCTATATATAAGAATATTTCATTTGAAGCAATCACGATATCGCCTATGGCTGTTTGGATATTTGTTTTATTGGCTTTAAAAACTGAACGCTGGATGATGACCATATCAAGGTTAATCTCATATTCTTTTCCAACAGGTGCATAGTCTTTATATTGAAGGGTTTTTCTATCTAAAAATATGAGTTTCATACTAGATACCCATATACCCTTCAAGTAGTGTTACTTTACATAAAGACTCTGTCGCAACACCTGGTTTAAACTCTATTTCATAGTTCCCATGATTCACAAATAAGAAATTATCTTCTTGAAAATCCTGCTCTCCATAGACATCTGTTGTAGTTCCGTTTTCTATTAAAGATATCTCTTGTTTACTCGGTATAGCTACAATTTTAAGGGATGCACTTTCTGACTCAACATAAAGCTTCATTTTTGAGATGACATACCCATTTTTCAAAATAGATACTTCAGGGTGATAAAAAGCACCATGGATTTCAATGTTAATCGGTGCCTCGTCTAATCCTTGATTATTAATATGAATAAGTCCTTGATAAGAACTCTCATAGTGATAAGGATAACTATATGGATAGACTTTACCAGATTGATTTCCATTTGCGATAATCTCAAAGGTTTTTTCCTTATACCACATGGAAACTTTTTTGAATACTATCTGACTTTGAATCGTTGATGCGACTAACTCACCTTTAGATAAACTTAAAACATCAACATAACAATATGCTTTAAATGCCGGAGTTTCATAATGCATCTTTAGGGCATCTTTGGACCTTGATAAGTAATCGACAAAATTTTTGTAACCTTGATAGCCTTTTAAAAATATAAGTGTTTCAGTAATATCTGTTAATGGGAGATTGCTTTCGGTTTTTGCAAAGTATTTATTGTATTCTAAATACTTAATATCTAAAGAAAACCCAAGACCACTGGCTTGGGTTATAATCGTTTGGTTCTTATGGTTGAAATAGTAGAGTTCACCATATTCATTTTCTAAGTAAAATGCTCTAATCAAATTACACTACCTCCTAATGCTTGGTTGATAGAATCAATATCAAAGGTCGGTGAGGTTGTATTGATTGTAATGTGGTTTGTGTTAGCAGTACTTGAAGTATTATTTGTACTGTTTGTGACTTGGCTAGAGCCTTTCAGGTTAAATGTATCACTAAAGAATCCTCCAACCTTACCAAAAAAGCCTCCCACTTTATCTGCAGCCTTACCTGCAAAGTCACTAATACCATCAGTGACGTTTGTTGCTATATTACTAATACCTTCTGTCACACTACCAAAGACATTTTTGACCCTACCACCAAAGTCTCCTATCTTTTTAGGTAACTCTCCAATCCATTCAAAGATTTTTTGGATAAACTCGATAATCTTTTGAACCACTTTTAATATAGGATCAAGTACTGTTTTTAAGACTTTAATAGCTGGAACTAATATTGCTTGCAAGACTTGACCTAAAGTAGTAATCAACGGTGCGAGTGCTTCTAATATTTCAGCAAATATCGTCACTTGCATAATCAGTGGCATTAATAAAACGTCTAATATTGGTACTAATATATCCACGAGCAAGACAACTAAATCAATAATCACATCAAGGATAGGCTGTAATGCAGTAAGTAATGCATCAACGATCATCATAATCGGAGGCAGCAACAACATGAATGTTTCCATAAGTCTATCAAGAAGTGCTCTAAACTCTTCACTTTGAAATAAAGCAAGGGCTAAAATGGCGATAAGCGCACCTATACCCAGCGTCGCAAAGTTTATACCTGCCCCCGCAAAAAGACCAGCAGAGCCCACACCTTTAAGCGTCATGGCCACAATATTTAAAAGTGGTCCAACCTTCCCTACAATAGAGAGTACTGGACCTATTGCAGCAACTACCCCTATCAGTGTTGCGATCATTTTCTTTGTATCTGAATCTAGACTATTCCATCTTGCAATCCAGTCTTTAACGACAGGTATCATTTCATCTCTGACTTTGATGATTAAGTTTTGAATGACTGGCATAAGTGTGCTAGCGATATCAACTGCAAGACTTGCTAATGCTTGTTTGGTTCTATCTAGGGCATCGGTAAACTCACCCGCTTGTGCAGCCTGTTCATTGGTCACAATGCCAAGTTCTCTTGCTTCTTGTCTTAAACCATCAATAACTTCTGCTTCTTTTGATAAAACCGGAATAATATCAGCTGCGACTCTCTCACTTAATAAATCATTGGCCACACCAACTCTTATCGTTTCATCTTCCACTTTACTTAAGGCATCTCTAATCATTAAGAAAGCTTCATCGGTATTTTTACCTTTTAAGTCATCAACAGTAAGTCCAATTAAAGCTAGACTATCCGCAAACTTATCACCATTACCAGTTGCGATATCACCTAAGATACCATTAACCTTAACAAAGGCGCGTTCCATTCTTTCTGTGGAGACACCTAAAATAGTCGCGGTATGATTCCACTCTTGAAATGCTTCAGCTGACAAGCCAATCTTTTCTGCAGTATCACCTATCTCATCTGCAGTATAAGCTGTCTTAATCGAAAACGCTGTTAATGCAGAAACGGCTCCTAAGATAGGAACCGTTACAGATTTAGTGAGGGTTGAACCAAGTTTACCAATCTTATCAAACTTGGCATTACTTAATTCTTTGATTTTATTGTTTGTGTTACTTAATTGACCATTAAGTTTTGCAAGTTCAGCTTCTGTGTATTGGACATTACGTTTGAGCTTATTAAACTCATCTTGACTCATGTCACCAATCTGAACTGCTTTTTTGGCTTTTTCTAGTTCTAGATTTTGTGTGTCTAGTCTTTTCTTTGTAGTTTGTAAAATACTATTTAATTTATTTTGTTTTGATTTCCATAAATCAAGATTTGAACTATCATATCTTAAATTAGCATTAATGGCTTTTAGGTCTTTGTTTTGTTCTTTGAGATCCTTTTTAATATCTTTTAATTCGTTTTCTAAATCTCTACCATCAAGGCTAAGTTTGATATTAAGTCCTTTTACTGTTTCTGCGATAATTCCACCTCCTATATTAGAAAGTTATCGATATCATTTTGTGTTGCTCTTTTACTTGATTTATTGCCACTAATAACGTTTTTCTCTAGTTCCACGATTGAAAAGTATGTTTCTAGATCAAATGATTTAGTATCTTCAATGGATAAACCTAAGTGCGCAAGGTTAAAGATGATATTTGCTGTGATGTCTTTTTCTTCAGTGTTACTTTGATTTGTTGGGTGAGGGTGTGCTTTTCTGAAATGTCCCGAGCATTTCACCTATCGTATTCGTTAGATTTTGTAATTCATCCTGGTTACTTAATAAACCAAAATCAAGTGACATTAAAAAGTCATTATAAGATTGTTTGCTAAAAGGTCTATGAAGTACATAGATAATCCTAAAGATCGTATCAATGACTGTGGATAAGTCTTCTTCTTTTTTACCAGTCTTTTCTAGCTTTTTAATATCACTAAATAGTTCTGTTGAGAATACATTACGGTAATCAATGATTGTAAATAATGATGAATGCAGGCGATAGTCCTTATCCCCTAGATTAAGTGTTTTTTCCATTGGCTACTCCTTATAAGAATGTTGGAAGCGTAGGTGCCGTTGTTAGAAATGTTGCGTAATTTGTATCCGTTGCGCCCGCGATTGCTCTTAAGATAAGATTGTTTCCTGCTTCAATAGGTCTAGCTGTAATATTAAGTTCTATTGAGTTTGCTTCAATAGAATCTGATTTTGTTTTGCTAGAATCTCCTGAAGGTGTCGCTGTACATAAGAAATACCAAATACGTCTTGCTTTCATGTCACCTTGTATTTCATAGCCTAATGCGAATGTTTTTGTCTCAGCATTCACTATTTCTACTAAGTTCCCATTGGTATCTTCTAAGAAACCAAAGATATCCTTTTTAAATGCTTCATCAATTTCAGTAAACTTTAATGTCACATTAGACCCTGAATTTGATACAAGGGTCTTTATCACTTTATCATCCGCATAAACTTGTGAGCTGCCTCCGATTGCTTCAGTTGTAATCTCTTGTGCTCCTTCTAATCGTTTAGGGACACCAAAGGTCCAACTACCATCTTCTGTTTGTGTTGCTAGTGCATAATGCACATTGGTTAAACCAAATGTTACTTTATTACTCATTGTTATAAAACCTCCAATTTGATTTCATATACACGGTTTATTGAACCGTCTTCATTTTGATATTCAGTGATCATTTGAAACTCATAACCACCATAATATAAAGATACCTCGAGCTTTTCTTCTAACTCGAGGTTCTTTTGCTTTGTTATTAGATTAAGTTGAATCGTCAGTATGCGCATGGTTACTTTATCATCTGCATACATCGATCCTCTATTTGATACTTCTTGATAAATGATATAATCATCACTCATATCTATACTATCTTTTTTACCATATGAAACTTGTCCTGGTAAAACTGAACTTAATGTAAGGTACAGTGATTCTAAAATTTCTTTCATATCAGTTTCCTTTAGAAATGATTTCTTTGATGTCTTCTAGCATCTTTGGTGTAAACATATCATAAGCTGGCCTCATAAATGGTCTTGGTCCAACATACTTTCCACTTCGGTGTGTATAGCCAAACTCAAGCAAATGCGTGAGTCCACCTTTGCCTTCAGAATAGATGGATATAGATTGATTCATGCCACTACCTTGTGAGGTTGCGACAAATGAATCAGCAAAGGCATTTTTATAGCCACTTCTTGGCGCATTGCGTTTCATATAATGTAATATATCTTCTGCAGTATCATTGAGTCTTTTTTCAAGTTTAGGAATTAAGCCTTCTACATATCTTTCTATTTCGTCTTCAATGGCTTTACCTAAATCATCAAGTGTAATCAACGATATCACCTAACTTGATGGATGTTCTTTTTAAATACAGTTCAATAAACTGTCCTGCTTGATAGGTTCTTTCTATTTTATAGATAACACTACCTATATCCACATACTTGGAACCATCATAGACAATCCCTTGCACCTTAACAGCAATATCAATTCTAATATCTGAGCGTTTACTTTCATAATATTCTCTTGAAGTAATCGAAAAATTCATACCAATCACTTCTTTTTTTGACTTAAATTGATAACTCATCACACCCATGGTGTTAGGAATCATTTCCAAGGTTAGTAAGTGCATTCTTATATTGGGGGAATTTGGATACATATTATGCGCTCCCTTTTGTTAATGCGAGTTGACCTACCAGCATATCAAATGACTTGGGTAGTTCTTTTGCGCTTCCATCGTTTT